ATCCTTCACGATCATCAGCTTTTTTGGTTGTTTTTGCAACCGATTCTGTTGATCCTTTGGAATCGAGCATCTGCATCTCATTGGCGACGATTTCGGTCGTATATTTCTTGACGCCATCCTGCTCCCAGGACCGGGTTTGCAGCTTGCCCTCGACATACAGTTTCGTGCCGCGCTTGACGTACATTCCGACAATCTCGGCCAGCTTCCCAAAGAAAACGACACGATGCCATTCGGTTTTTTCCTGCTTCTCTCCAGTGTTTTTATCCTTCCAGCTTTCACTGGTCGCAATGCTAACATTCGCCACCGGCTTGTCGGTTCCCCGCATTTCGGGATCTTGACCAACATTGCCCACCAAAATCACTTTATTTACTCCAGCCATTATTTGTCCTTCCTTTTGTATTTTTCGGTTAATTCTTCAACTTCTTCCAACATCTCAGCAACATATTGAGCTAGGGACGATATGAATTTTTCATCCCGATAGACGCGAACTTTCAATGGCTCGAAATCCGTGTGATACGAAAAGAAATCGCACCATTCGCGTTCAGTCACCCACAACTGGCCCATCACTTGCGCCCTATAGATATCGGGCAAAACCTTGCCGCGCAAATATCCAATATGAATATCAGTCGCAAAAGGGCATTTGATCTCCAAAAGCCCGTCATCGCCGATCAATCCATCTGGGCTTGCGCCCGCATCAAGATCGTCATGCAAACATAGCCCAATCTCAAAGACCTCTGTGTCATGCAGGAATTCGTAATACTTCCTCGCGATTGGTTCATGCTCTTTGCCGTGCCGAGTCGCCGGAGTTTCTGGAGTAAACTGCCAGCGCCCAGTACCACGCTCGCCGACCAGTTGATTGATGTATTTCTCAATCGCGGCAGCTTTCTTGCCTGTTTTGGCAGTGATGATCCGATCAAAGCTGCTGGCGGTCGGAATCCCGCACCGCGCAGCAAACCAGCCCGGCGAACCCTGCTCGTGTTCACTCACTCGCATTGGCTTTCTCCATCTTTTCAATCAGAGCGTTTTTTGCTTTCTGGAAGTCTTTTCGCTGAATGTCGCCGATATCATCAACGCCAAGCCATTGGCAGAATTTATCAGTATCAGCACCAGATTGTTCGATCAGCTGATTGATCTCGTCGTATTGCTTTTCTCCGATGACGCAATCCGCATCTGGATCGACTTCCGGCTCGGTTTCGTCGCTTGGCGGCAAATCCTCGCCCGCATAGATGTAATGCCCCAGACCAAACAGCGCAAAGCACTTGGTCAAGCAGCGCATTCTTGTCGAATTGATCTGGAAAGCGTTCGGATTGGCGACCGGCTTATTTCTGTGATCCATCACCGGAAGCCACATTTTGCGAGTCATATCGCCAATTGTGACGATCACATTCACCAGAATCGTGCCATCCTGCTGAACTTCATCATCAGCAATATAGAACTGCATTTCTGGATAATTATCCATCATGATGCCGTATGCCCAAGCCCACGACAGATACGTCAAGTTGCCTTTCTTTTCGATATGCTTGGAGCAGTCAATCTTAGATAAAGTATCCCAGATGAATGCGGGAGTCATAGAAACGTCTGATTCAAGCGCTTCCTGCTGCGCTTTTTCAAACAAGTCCTGGCGTTTTTGCTGAAGCTGAACAACTTCTTCCAATTGATCTGGATTCATTATTTGCTACCTTTATGAATGCGGCAAAATTACCGCAGAACAGAGAATACCCCGTTCAGTTCATAAAAGCCAACAAAAAATGGTATTAATATGACCAGATGTGCGGTCGTGGAGCGCCGAATTCAAAGTCTCCGGCTATATCAAGATGGATGAATCGGCCGCTGCCCTTCTGATTGACGCCGATCCCGGTGAACACACCCATGTTCTGAGCGTTTCTCAGCACCGCCAGGGCTTTATCTCCGCTGACTGATATGTCGGCAGCAATTCCGCCAGAATGCGTCCCTGGAGCCTTCTTGCGGCGTTCTGCGGGATGCAGCTGGCAGCGGTAGCCAGAAGTGATGATAAACGGGAATCCGCAGATATAGCGCAGGGCTTCCAGTGCCTGAAGAAAGTTTTCAGACATTTCACTGCCGTCTGAATCACATTCCCCGCACTGGCAAGCGAATTCCCGCAGATTGAAGTATTTCATTCAGAAGTGTTGATGAACTTGGCGACAGCGCCCTCGATCTGATCATCAATGAAGCCATCGACAGCTTCTATTGCTTCGTCAGCGATCTCGGCGTATTTCGCAGCCATGAGAATGGCAGTTTTGACAGCTTCGAACTTCTCTTTGCCATGACCGCCCTCTGGCAGCTGCTCTTCAGCGTTCAGAACCAGAGTTTTCAGTGAAGTGACGATAAAAACGACGAATCGACCGATTTCAAATGCGAGTTTAAGTTTTCCCACGTTGTTTGCTCCTCTTTGCTTTGGCTTTACGGGCTACCGACAGAGCGATTGCTGTCGCTTGTTTCCGCGACTTTCCTGCTCTGATTTCGCGCCGGATGTTTTCAGAAATAGACTTCTGACTATATCCCTGAATCAATGGCATTATTCACGTCCCCAGGGATTTTTCAATAGCACCGCCTCGACAAAGATTGCGACTTCGTTCGATCCACTGCTTGACTTAATATCAAATTCAAAATCGGTGCATTCGTTGATTCTGAATGGAACCTGCCGATCATAACTGCTCTGAGTCGTGGCCGATGTCGCCCTGGCTGTGTTTATCACCAGCCCTTCTTTGGAAGTCGTCTTGTTTCGCAAAGTCAGATATTTGTTCTGGTTTGCGGTCGCAGAGTTCAAATCTATTCGGAACAGATACAGCGAATAATCAGCCGGGACAGTGTAAACGCACATCTGCGAGATACCTTCGCCCGCAGCGATGTATCCGTAAGTCGTTACGCCATTCTTTACCGAGATATTTCCTGCATGCGTTCCGTTCAGGCTGATCACTTGGTTGATTCGCAGGAATTCTACTTGGCCAGCAACCGGAGTCGTGGCATCAGTCCCGTCAGTTGTGATGATTTCTGTCACTTCATCATAAAACTCATCAAGCCCAGTGATCTTGATTTGCTTGCCAGTATCACCAGATGCTGAACTGGATACAGACATGACCACCGCAGAACTTGGTTTGGCATAAGTGCCGCCAAAGTTCCAGATCGTTTCATATGCAGTTCCCACGTCAGGATTGTAGCCAAAGAGATTCAGCGCACTGGCTTCGGCGATGTTATTCCTGGCCACATCAAACAAAAAATGCCCAGACGGGCTCAGATTAGTGTATTCGCTCATTATTTACCGCCGAATTCAAAGTAAACGCCGATCGCAATCAATCCCAGAATGCCCATTGTGAACGCTCTGGCGATGGTCTGGCCGACTGTGCGTCTGGTATCTCGCCAGACATCGAGAAGGGAGCGAAGTTCCTTCATATCATCGTATGCCTCTTCGTCGGACATACCAATATCCCGCAGGGCTTGAGCAGCCCCACGCTTCGCAGCTTTATCAAGCAATATTTCTAATTCTGCATCATTCATAATCTTCATTATCAAAAGTATTGATTGATACTACTTTGAAACCTTTTTTCTTTTCGTCTTTTGCGCTCTCTTGCTCGCCGGAATACAAATACATCAACTCTATGATTTCTTGCACTTCTTCTGGAGTGTATTGGCCCTGCCCATGATAAATAATCGACAATATCAATTCGACAGGATCGTACTTTTCCATCTTATTTGCCCTTCGGCTTTTTCTTTTTGCCTTTGTGATACATTACCATTTCACCTTGTCAGACCAATAAGCAGCTGACATTCTGCCTTTCTTGATGTTCTTTGCATGCCTAGCTTTCCAGGCTAGTCTCCGCGCTCTGTTTGCCTTGGATTCGCCCTCTCGATAGGGAGATCCCTTGACGCCCTGCTGCCCGAATCGAATTGTCTTGATCTGATCGCCTTCTTTCGCGACCACAACATGTGATTTTGTTGCATGGCCCGGCGTCCGTTTTGGCTTGTTGTATCCTTCAAGCCCCAATCTTGTAAGTCTTGGATCTTTGGCCATGATTTCACCTTTTGCGAGCAGTCTTTTTGGCAATCTTTTTCGGTTGCCTGGACAC